TTGTTATTGAGCAAGTGCCGATAAACGAAAAACTTTGAAGTGCAGAATGAGTGATTTCAGTAGTCACCACACTACCAATTGAAAAGGAAGTGATACTAGAACCTTGCGCCGTTATTTCAACAATCTGTGATGAACTATTATTCGAAGTCAAAGTTGCGTGTCTGCGGTTAAAATCAATAGCAGTTATATTTCCCGTAACACGAACTACCGCTTGGCGAAAACCACCTGTCGTAACATTACTGTAACTAGACCATAAAAATTGTTTATCAACAACTGTGCCAGATGCGTAAGAATTGCTTGTCGCATCACCCCAATCAACAGTGAAGTTTCCTGAAGAAGTGGTTACGGTAAATGAAAAAAAGTTTGAATCCCCTTCATACACCGCATATAAAAAACAAACTTCAGTAGCGGCTACGGGAGTTGTGGAAAGCCAGTCAGGTGGGCGAACCCAAGGCAGTCCTTGGGTGTTTCTTAAAAATCTATATGGACTTGAAACATTGGGAAGAAAGTCATCAACAAAACCTGTGCGTTGAGTCCGTTCAGAAAACCTTGTTGACATTATGCAATCTCGTTTACATATCCACTGATGTTTACTTGGTTAGCAGAGTCACAAAAAGCACGAACAACTAGAGGGGTTGCGTTTCCTTTTATGATTAAACCAGGTGCTATGACGATAAGACCGCTTTGTGCTGGAAGAAAAAGAACAAAATGGTCGTTCGGGCTGGTTGTGCCACCCCATTGAATTGTCAATGTTCGTTGTGCGCCGGAGGGGTTGCTGGCGTAAAGCCAAACTTCATCAAGGGTTGTAGCAACAGTTGGACCTGTATGGATAACGGTTCCAGCAGATGCTGTCGCAGCCACCAAAATTGGTCTCCCATCTGTTGAACCGCTAAGGATTTCTTTTGTAAAAGTAGCCATAATGTTTCCTAACTAAAAACTTGCACTTCAATAACGTTCGCAATCGCAGCCGCCCCCTGCGCACCCTGTGCACCCTGCGGTCCTTGAGGACCTTGCGGTCCGGGAACGGTCGACGCAGCACCTTGCGGTCCCTGCACACCTTGAAACCCTTGAGGTCCTGTATCACCCTGGCTACCCTGCGGTCCTTGCGTACCCTGAAAACCTTGTGGACCTACAGAACCTTGCGCACCAACGTTACCTTGAAATCCTTGCGGTCCTGTAGCGCCTTGAGTACCTTGAGAACCTTGCGCTCCAGTGGCACCTTGAAATCCCTGAGGACCCTGTGAACCTGTTGCCCCTTGGCTACCCTGCGCTCCTACTGCTCCTTGGAATCCCTGAGGGCCTTGAGAACCTTGCGGTCCTTGACTGCCAGTTGCGCCCTGCGCTCCAGTTGCTCCTTGGAAACCCTGAGGGCCTTGAGAACCTGTAGCACCCTGACTACCTTGGGCCCCCGTTGTTCCCTGAAAACCTTGTGGTCCTTGAGCACCTTGGGCACCTTGGCTTCCAGTGGCTCCAGTGGCCCCTATAGAGCCCGTACCTGCGACAAGAATCGATTGTTGCTCAACTACGGTAACTTGCTGGTTGGACGCTCCTATGACCCCTGGAGCTACAACGATTACATACTCGGACATAAATTATACCCTCGATACGTCAGCGATGATTGGCTGTGTGATCCCGGAGATGATAGTGGTTTTAGTGCTTGCGGTGTCGAGCATTTGTACGTCGTAATAGTAAGCCGTGTCTTTGACAAGGTTTATCGCGTCGGTCGACGTTAAAGTAGCTGTCATGATCCCAGCTGGGCCGTTAGTAACTACGCAAGTAAACGAGATTGCGGTAGCAGCATCAGGGGCGGTACGCAGCATAAACAAAAACGTGTAACCCGTAATGTCAATTGGCGATGTTCCGTCCGTAATAGTAAACGTCAAAATAGCCGTGTCTCCACGGACAAGTGATAGTTCAGGACAGAGTTTGCCAGGGGTGGGCATGGCTAGATATTAGCCGTGCAGCGCAAAGTTTACTACGCCTGTACCAGCGGTAATAAGTTTGATAACAACGCCGTTGCCATTCCAGGGATAGCTGTCGGGGTTGTTGTTGTTCATCAACCCATAGCAGTCGTCGCCAGCAATAGTTGGGGTAGCAGGGGTTTGACCAGGCTGCGCCAAAGTAAAATAAATAGGGGTAGTTGATGTTTGCCAAAGGTGCAACTGATTGCCCGTTCCGGTTAACGTAATTGTGTCAACCTGGTTAGCAACGCAAGTAACCGTTTTTGCCTGTGATGCAGAGTATGTGGCCATTTATTTGCCTTTCGTGTAGAACGATGTTTGTCGATGTGTTCCACCTTCAAGGTGGCCTATGTCTTTTAATATAGCCCAATGAAGTTTGTCAGCGAGCTCCATGCGCATATCTTCCTGGCTATCAATTTGGGCCTGGTGTGCGGCACGGTTCTTTGTCTGGAGTTCTTTAAGAAGTTGGTGGCCTTTGCGCCAGTCGCCTTCAATCAACTTGACAATCAAGCTGTGGTCGCAACGATCGCCGCTCGCAGCAATATAGGGAACATTTTGCCCGTCGACTAACCAAACTTCAAATTTCGCGGTAAGCGGATTAAACATCACGCTTGCTGACGGGTCGCCTTTCCAGCCGGACTCATCGCCATTACGGATACGTTCACAAATGTTGTAAACGTCCATTGTAATTTCTGCCAAATTCGAATAATGCGAGGTATGCCCCGGCATTAAATCAAGTGCTCTCATTTTTCCTCCTAGTTAAAAGAATCCAGCGGCCCGGAAGGGGATACGGGCCGCTGGATCCGATCTTTAAGCTCCAGTCGCGTTAAAGCGAATGGTGGTTGCTGACATATCTGTTGTACTTGGAACTTCAACAAAAGCTCCGGTTGCAGCTGTTTGGCGATAAACCAAAACTTTTGGAGAATCGGTTGAGCCGTCCCATGTTGGGAGGTAACCAACTCCTGCGTTTAACTGCAGATAGTCAAGGCGGGTGAGGCCAAGCTGAGCAAGAGTTACCGCTTCACCGCCAGTAGCGTAAGAGCTGTCAAGGGTGATTACACCGATGACAGTCTTACGGTTACCAGCGACCTCAGGACCGTATGAAATACTGACCGAGGCCGCCATCTTAGATGCTCACTTCTGTGAGGTCTTTGATGACGAAGTGTGAGTTGCGCTGCTTGCAAGCCAACTCCATGTAGGAGTAGAGCGTTGCTTCGTAGGCATCAAGGTCAGGCTTACGGTTCATAACCGCTCCGTCCATGTCCATGAACTGCCAGCCATCGCCAACCTGGTGCAAGACCAAGGAGTCGGTGTGGATACCGTACAAACGGTTGCTTGGGCAGTCAAAGTCACAATACAAAGTGGTTGGGCCTTCGTCGCCCTTGCCGCTTACCGATGGTGCGAAGTACTGAATACCTGCGTAGCCACCCTTAAGCTGAGTCTGTTCCATGTTGCGCTTGAGCGACAAGAACAGGTTGGCAACCGCCATGTTAACGCCTTCAGCTGAAACAAGAAGGTTTGCTTTCTTGCCTGAGTTGGTAAGGCCTTTCATGATCGAACCAGTGATGAGGGTTTCCGAAACAGAGCGGTTTGTGCCGCTGTTGCTGTTTACGTATGCCTTCCAGTTTGGCTGACTTGATGGGTTGATGGTGTGAAGAATTGCAGTATCGTCAACGATTGTCTGGATACCGGTCAATTCAATCTGGCCGTCTGCAGGAGCACCTGTGTTGCTTGAAGCTCCACCAGCACCAGTTCGGAATACGAAATGGCTTGATGAGGTGGTTACTGCTGCACCTGAGATAACAAAGGTTTTAGCAGAGGTGTCTACTGAAGTTACGGTACGAGCTGAAGCAACAGTTGTAGGCGATGCAACAGTTCCGATGTCCACAACCATGCCGCCGTCGTTGAACAACTGGCGAAGGGCTGCAGAGCCGGTGGTTGAAGCAAGAACAACAGTTGTAGCTGATGACGTGGTGCCGCATTGTGCGATAACGCCGTTTGACGAACCCCAAAGCTGGCGGTTAACGTCCTTCATAGCGTCAGCGCGAATGCCTTGCATTTCAGCATCAAGTGCGTCGATGAAAGCTCCACGGTCTGTTACTGCCTGGCGGATGGTTGGGCCCGAGAGTTGGATGCGTCCGTAGACGTAGCGAACTGGGACTGGAACCGTTGCGTAGGCTTGGTTGCTTGCCGTTGGGAGCGTGCCACCTTCCGCGCGAGCACCAACGCCGCTTGAGCGACCGAGGTGGATTGCGTGGCGGGCGATACGTCCGACGACTGTGTCTTTACGGGTTTCAACCTGCGATGTGAGAAACAAGGCATTGTTGAGTTGATCGATGTAATCCTTATAATCGTCTTTAAGGATTGCATCAACGGTTGATAATGATGCGGGCATGGTGCCGACCTTTCGAATTTGGGTGATGTTGAATTTGATTACTTATAAATCGCAACTATCTATAACCTTGAGCATCCTGCCGCTGGCTAACCCGCTTCCGCGAGGTTTTGACTTGCGTTATGTTTTAGTCCCCCATCCGAGAAACTTAAATTAGTTTACTGCCTAATATTGTGGTGTCAATGACTCACAAGCCGTTTTGCTGTAAACGTGCCATAGCTTTCTCGCGTGGAGTTGCTCCAGTAGACAGAGTGCTCGGCATACCATTTGGCGACGCAGCTGGCATGGATGCACCGGCACTACGACGACGCTCGACAATTGACTGAGCTTGTTGTAGTAATTGGTTTTCCATCTCAGCTACGGCAGCGCGTAGGTCAAGGTCCGGGCGGTTAGTTGCAGCGATGATTGCAGCGTGTGCCAACGGAGTCTCGGGCTCTAGCCCTAATTCGCGCAACGTTTGATCGATCTCGATCGTGTGGCGCTGGACTTCCTGTTCCTGCTGATAAGCAGCTAACTGCTGGTTAACGAGCTGAGAAACCTGCTCGGGCGTAAGGTTTGCCGCCTCGCCTTGGGCTACTGCGTTGTTAACAACCTGTTGCTGCTGCTGGCCAATGTATGAGTTGAAATTGTCACCGGCAAGCGTTTTAGCGTTGTCGACCATCCACTTGATTGCAGCGTCTTGGTTGCCCGAAGCCCATGCGTCGGCAAATTGCTGGACGGCCTGAGCGTCATCCGGATGCATGCGGTCAAAAGTTTGACGAATTGGCTTGTAGCGCTCGCGCTCTTTAATGCGGTCCTGGACTTCGGAACGGTACCGTTCCTCCCAGTTAACATCACCTTGCGATTCTTCAGCTACCGATGCTTCTGCAGCAATTTCTGAACTGAAATCCAGGCCTGTATCAGACCCAAAATCCGGGGTATCACTCATTCTATCCTCCTGTTGTTGGTGCTTGTGGTGCCGGAGCTTCCGGCATTGGTGGTGGTGCAACGGCCTCAGCCGGAGCTATGTTGCTAGAAAAACCTGGTTGGTTTCCTACCAAAGCTTCTGCGGCTTGACCAGACAAACCGCCAGACAATGTCATCGCTTGTGATGCAGTTGGCTGCATGCCTTGATTCATCATTGCTTGCGCGTCAAGTGCTGCCTGGGTATCCCCCATAAGCATTCGTTGATGAGCCATAACGTGCAGGTCAATAATTTCCTTAATAGACGGATCGGCAAGTTCGTAAGCCGGCGACTTCCGCTCGCGGTTATGTACGTTGATATGAACATCGTGAAGATCGAAATCTTCAGGTACAACCGGTACGCCTTGCATAATAAGGCCATTTTCCCATTTAGCTTTAGCAGCATCAGGGTCGAGCTCGGTAAGGTAGCTCTTTGGATCAGGAAGGTCCAACATTCGCGCAAGCGCCATAGGATCAATGTTTTGAAAGGCCTGCGGAAAGCGATCCGCAAGCGCAGTAAGGATTGATTGCGTTGCCAATTTACTGCGTGGACTGGTTGCATCAAGCGGGACAACAACTTTTGGTTTTTCATCGATGTCCTTAGCGCCCCAAGAAATCTCCAGTGGCTGACCGTGTTCGGTGATAATTGTTTGCTTGCGGTTAATACCTGTTGCCTCGGCGTTCATGCGGTAAAGCATCAAGGTCATTGTGGCAATCATCCCCCAACCTTTAGCTTGGTCGCGTGCCATAGGCCCAAGTGGCGTGTCGTCTTTTTCTGCCAACAATGACAAAGCAAGACCGGAGTTGCGGTCGCCAGGGGCTTGGCCTCGGGTAGTCGAGTGCGTATGGAAAATGTCGTCAAGTTCCATTTCGAGCTCGGCTGCTTCTGCGCTGATCCAACGTGGAACGTCAGGAGCTGTTTGCCAATGCGGCTCTCCCAATTCAGCGTTGTATTCCAAGGTGTCACCCGGGTCGGTGCTGACAAAGTCGGCATCGTCAATAGAACCCGATGGAATCATGAAACGCGAGTTTGCCGCCTTACGCATGTGCTCCATAATCGTGCTGCGTGCACGGTTGTATGCGTATTGAATGTCTCGAGCTGGGGTGAGCAACGTGTGCCCGACCCAAGTATTCGGGATTTTCTTTTGGCGGAACAATTGCAAGTTGAGGTGCTTGAACGGGAAAGGCCACTCATCCTCTTGCAAAACAACCTTGTTATTGACAACGTGGACCACGCAACCCGGCGAGTTAACGGTTGGTCGTTCAAAGTAGATGTAGATCATCGTCGTGCGAGGCGGCTGACCACCAGGGCGACGAGTCATGATCGATCGCGCGCGACTGCTCATCATTGCTTCAGCGTCAGGGCTTGGCAACCAATCCAATTGGTAACGCTCCTGGACTTGTTCGGGCGGCAAGCTTGTGCACTTGATCCAATAACGTGCGTCCATTGGGTCCTGAGTACCAGGCTCGAGAGTAAACTCGTTAATGCCAAGAGGCGTAAGGCGTACTCCACCGGTAGGAATAGGAACGCCTGATTCCATGTCGGTGTAATATTCTTCGCCGTTATCGGGGTCCCATTCAACGGAGACTGCTGCCGCACCACCAAACAATGTCTGCAAAACGGCAACTTCGCGAGTAAGTTCCCAGTCGCGTTCGTGTTGTTC